CACCCGATCACGCAGTTTCTCAGTCATGCCAAGGCGACGCCAAAGCACACGCTTGCCGTACTCGCCCACGCCGCCCATTGATTTCCAATGTTCGTTTGACCAAGTGTGACCACCGTCATCTGACCAACGCAGCATGACTTGAGGTTGCACAAAGTCATCCTCTGCAATAATGATTTCGATTTGATCGACAATACCGAGTGACCCCGATATGGTTAAGGGGCTCAAGTACACGCGCCCAGGCACCTCTGTTACGCCTGGTAGACCCACACCGGCCTCGCAGATTAATTTGAGCGAGTGTTGCGCGGTACGTTTAAAGTTATTGGTGCCGGTAGGCAGCGCGCGCCACGAACGCAACCATTTCTGAGTGCGTGGGCCATCTGCGTAAACTTCCAAATCAAAGGCGTACAAGTTGCCGTTTTGGTAGTCGCCTACGATAATTTCTTGGTTAAACGACACTTGGCAATTGCTGCGGTGACGGCTAAAGTCGCCGTTGCTAAAACTTGCTCGCTCATGCCACGCCTGTGCTGCCACATCAAACACCCAAGTCGCTTGCGCGGTGGGGAAAGTCAAGACGTAAAACGCATGACCGTCTTGTTGATAGGTGTAGGCAATAGCGTCAGAAATGTCACCGTACTGTTGAATCTGCCACTCGACTGCGTGGGTGCTAATTCGCACACCGGTGTAGCCTTGCGAGCGATAGACAATCCCGCGCCCGCGATCATCCGAGCCTAGCCAAAACAACCCGTTATCCAATTTGGCAACGGAAAATGTTGCGGCACACCCAATCTCATTAAACGCACCTTGGATTCTCTGTAAGGGAAAACCCGCACCGGCTGCTGCGTTGTACCAAACCTCGACTGAATTTGTACCAAACAACCAAATCTCGGAATGGTCGGTAATGGATGACACCAAGTTGTCAGGATCGCCCTCTGCGCTTGCGAAATCAAGAGGGTCAATACTTAGTGGGTCAAGCAGCGCGGTCGTCCACACGCGCTGGCTATCGGGCTCTATGAACACAAAGTAGCCGCCAAGGTACGACACCGTTAACGCACCAGGGAAGTCTACGTCAGTAATTTGACCAAACGCGCCTGTTGTGGCGTTGTAGACAAAACTTGGCCCATTGCAAGCAACAAATAAATGGTTGCCATCATCAGTCATCGACACCGGCCCATCGTTGGCAACTACGCCGAGCGTAGTGATAACGTATTGGTCATCAACTCTATAAAGCGTATTGCCCGACACAACGTAGGCGTAACCACCGTATTGCCAAAGCCCACGCACGGGGCCAGTACCAACTGGTGTAATTAAACGCAGCCCTGGTGCACGGTTCAGAAAAGCAGGTTCTAGTCCGCCCTCGGCGACCACCTCGGGAAACAAGTTGATCATACGGTTGTCGGCAGCGTTGACGCTGCGAGCCGTATACGCGGAGCCGAGGATAGGCGACTTCATTAGTAGTTACCGGCAAAAATGTTGAAGCGCTGACGCGTTGCAACAATTGAGTACGGCAACGACATAATATCGTCAGGATTGTTGATGCGCTTCAAGTTACGCTTAGAGTACATCGCAATACGCGACACTTGGGGGCTAGGCTCCACGCCAAACTCAGGTGCAATCTCACACGCCAAGTTGTACTTAAATGCGCGAAGATAGCCTGGTGGGAACGCCAAAGGTGTAGACAACAACGCAGCAGTAGTCAGTTCCTCGACCGACACAATGTGCCATTCCAATACCTTGGTAGGCACCGGATAGACAGTCATCGTAATGTCGGGGTAAGTCATATTGACAAACATGACTTGGGGATAGGTGGACGTCACGGTCTTGACCGCAATGCCGTTGTACTGCTGTTGGTTAACTAACTTAATACCAAAAGAAATGCCCGAGGACGCATCTTTAAAGTAAGTCGAGTCATCAACTAAGATAGGTCGGTTGCCTACGAAGTCGCCCGTGGGGCCAAGAGTGCGCGTGGCAAAGCCTGGCAACCAAGAGAAGACCTGATCTTGCGTTGAGAACACCGACAAGCGCTCGGTGTTCCATGAGTCGATCATCTGATTGAGTGCGGCTAACGCATCATTAGCGGTCGCAGCCGACGGTTCTTCACCTTCAGCCAGTTGACCGATTAGGCGTAGCGCGCCGTTTATCTGATCTCCCGCCGTGGTCGTAGTCATAGAGATTGTCCTTTTAATGGTTTAGCAGCAGCGCGTTTATTTCCCATTAAAGACGCTGAAATTTTTGCTTTAGTTTCAGCAGAAAAAACTTTGCCTTTGTTTAATTCAGCTAGACGTTGTTTTTGAGTTTCAGATATTGTACAAATACCTTTTTTTGCTTTGGATATATTTAGTTTATGCTCTTCGGTAAATATTTTCTTTTTAGCCGATGCGCTCATTTTTGCGCGCGTTTCTGCCGAATGCTTAGTGCCTAAAGGCGAATTAACAACAAGTCGTTTGTTGTAGGAAGGCTTAAAAAAATCTACCCAAAATTGTTCGCGTTGAATTAACGCGCTTTTGCTGTCAACAAATTCAATAATTTCCCAATCAAAAGCAGATGGCCCATTTTTAATGTATGAATTTTGAAGATGATGACAATAATGTTTGTTATTGACTAATTCATTTTTATGTCTGCGCCAACGGCGGGCGATATTTATCGCAGAGCCAACGTACATATCTCTTGTGGCACGATTGACTATTGCATAAATACCGCTAGTATTCATACCTACTCCGTTTTACGACGTCGTTTTAACTCATTCACAGGCGCAGCCTCTACTTTAGGCGCGTCTAAATTATATACTTCCCACCCGTTTTTGACGTCCTCTTCGGCTTCCACATCGGAAATTGCCACTTTGTTGCCGTGTACGGGGTGCTTGAGGTAAATGTGCATTCAAAATCCTTGTGCGAGGGGCGAGGATCGCCCGCCCCTCTTTGCATTAACCTGCGACGCGCAAGGCGACGTAGGTATTCTCAGCGGTCTTGCGAACACGCCAATTGCAAGAAGTGTTTGCCGAAACAGCAGCAGTACCAACCAAAGTCACGCCGGTGTTAGCCGTGACCGTAGCAGCGTTTGTGCCACCGATGTTGATAATGAAAAAGTCAAAACAGCTATTGACTTTCATGCTTGGGAAAGCAGCTTCTAGAGCTGTACCCAAAGGCATTGTTAACGCAGCAGCAGCACCGTTATAAGTGATGATGCCGGTTGCCAATTCAGCAGCAGTCAGAGTGGCTGCGGCTGTTTTAGCTGTAGGAGTCACTTGCGTGACCATGTTAATTTCGGTTTCGTTACCGTCACCGAATTGATATCCGCCTGCGCCATTTGGAAGAGTTGGCATGATGAAATTCCTTTGAAAAGTTTAGAAAATGGGGCCGAAGCCCCACTCTGTTTAGCCCCACAGACGAACGGCTGTGACCGGACGAACCGCGTTAAAGCCGTACAACACGTCAATACGGCAAGGCATACGGTCGTTGTTGATGTCGTACTGACGTACGATACGCAACGAAATACCGTTATGCACTTGGCGCGAAGCCATGTCAACACCCTGTGGCAACAGCAAGTCAGCAGTTGCCAACGTGATCGCATCTTTGTGATAGATCAAGTTTTGCGGGTACGCTGTAGCCGATCCACCCAAGAACGTCAGCACAGCGCTAGCTGCTGGGAACGCGCTGATAGTAGCCAAGGCGTTAGCTGAAGTAAACATAGGTGGTTGAACTGACAGAGTTGCGGTAGTTGTTGACGAAACAGTTACGTCAGCAGTTACGACAAACTGTTGCAGCGAGCCAGTTGTTTGACGGGTTTGTGGGTTGACTGCAAACACGCCAGCGATAGTGAACACGTCACCAATCTTGAACGTGGGTGAGCCGCTTGTGAAGCTGATGTCAAGCGATGTTGCACCTTGGGTTGACACAGCAGTTGCCACGATTGGGGCAGTTGGTGTAACACCGGTGGTGTGCTGAACAATCGACTGCGACATATTGATCTCGTCTAAGCCCAATACGCCTTCGCCCATCATACCGTTCTTGAACTGACGGCTGATAGTACCAGTTGGGTTAAACAGACCTTTCAAGCCCTCGACCAAACCGGCGTTGGCGGCTGGGTTAACAGTCGCGTAACGTGGGCTCATGGGGGTGGCAAACTCGTTGAGTTTCTGTTGTGCTGCAAGCAGAACAGCAGAAGTCGAAGGAGTCGAGCCAGGAGTGCCTACTGAGTTGTAAATGCCTTTGTAGGCAGTTGCCACGTCAGCGTCAACGCTTGATGCCAATTGCGACACACGGGGCTTGAGAACGCGTTCTGCGAAGTCATCCAATTGCATGGTGAGTTCGGCAGACGTGAAGTTCACGCCAATGTGCTTTTGGGTTGAAACAGTCAAAGTTGTGAACTGTTCGTTGTCGTCTTGCACTTGCAAGGCGGCACCGTCAGTAACTAAGGCGCGGTCGGGTAAGCGAATACGCAGGGTTGAACCGATTTTTGCGCCTTCAACGGCGAATGAATCGTCGTACTGACGATTGACGTTGCGACTGATCACCAAGTTGTTCTCGAGGATTTCGAGGGATTTACGGGTGATCATGTCAATGGTTAGAATGCTATTTGCCATGATAATTCCTAAAATAAGTTAGCGGAGGGTACGCGCTTCGTGCTTCTTTATCTGTCGCAATCTTTCGGCCTCAATCCAGTCTGACGTGGACATTGACTTAATAGAGCGTGGATCAGTCGTATCGTAGGCCGGTGAGCCGGTAGTACGGGCTGAAACAGGTGAAATAGGCGCTGGTGCGTTGGACGTCTTTTTGACCGGTGGGTTTGCGGCTAACTGAGCCTCAATCTTCCCGATCTCTTTGGCTTGCATGATAGGCGAAAGACGTGAAATCCGTTCCGCTTCTCGGGGGTTTGCACCTAAGTGGTAAGCCACTTCGGGGCCGTTGTCCGAGGCCTGAATGGATTGGGCCATCACGGTAGTAATCGGCAGATTCGGGTTGTATGCGACTTGTTCAAAGTCCTCATACTTCGCACGAACTTCCTCTTCCTTGTCGTGATAGGTTTCGAGTATTTCAGCTTGCTGCTTGCGCTGCTCGCGCTCGGCTAGTTTTTGCTCCGCACGTTGTTCTGCCAATGCTTCGACATAATCTTCGTTTGAGGCAAACTGCTCGGGCGTGACCGGTGCTTGAGGCGCAACAGGTTGAACCGCTCTTTCCCTTTCCCACTTTCGCTGCTCGCGTGCGAGCCGCTTGCCGATGGCTGCGTCTAATTCCTCTTGTGAGAAGGTCTTAGGTGCTGCTTCGGGTACTTCCGGCGCAGATACTTCAACTACCGGTTCTGCCGTAACTTCCGGTGTCGGCGCGGGTACTTCCGCTGGGCTTACTTCGTCTGACATTTGTAACTCCGAGGAGTCCTGGTGGATCGCACCAGTACGATTAGTATATTACTTAGGTTCTGCGGGTGCAACATAATTCGGATCGTGTTCCCATACAACTGGCGGCAGGGCGGCAAGTTCGTCAACCGTTGTGCAGCCGTTAATGGCAATAATCTGTGCGTCGCATTGGGTACGAATGTCTTGGCGCCATGTGTTCCAAGTCGTTGGAATAGCAGACTTGGTTTCGTAGCCCTTAACCACTCGCCAATCTGAGGGCAGCAGGATTGAGTAGGCTTGGGCTTGCACGGCGTTGACAGCGTTTGATTGGCACTCAAACAAGTCTTTAGGTGTGGCGGTGTAGTTGATCTCAACGACTGTGCCGTTGTAGACAGGTGCGTCTTGTGATATCCAATAATAGACATCTGAGGGCTGTGAGCCGTACACCACATCAACCATGCCAATCGCCGCCTTTTCTTCGGGGCTAGACAGGTTGCACCAGTTGGCGGGGTATTGGATTGAATCCCACTCAAAGGCTGTGCCAACGGGTACGAGCATGGCGATCACGCCGTTAGAGATGATTGCAAACATTATTACCTCGCTAAACTATTTTTGAATGGGTTTTCGGCAAATGCCATGTAAATGTATGTGCCGCCTGACGAATTGATATTTGCAAAACTATTACGCACTTTAAAACCGTTTGACAAATAATCAAACGCAGAATTTCCTGTGCTTTCTGCGTTTGATAAATCCGCATACAACCCATTACCCACCACATTATAGGTATTCATTGCGGTGTCCCAAATAGTCCAAGACGATGTTGAATCGGTTCGTTTAAACATTACCCACCGTGGTCTAAACCCCGTATACACAAACGGACCATCAGCCGAACCATTCCCCGTGTAGCTACCAAATGCGCTGAATCCGGCTATGGGTGTCCAGCAGTAGGCAACAATTGTTGATGCACTAGCGTTAGTGTCTGAAGCCGTTCCAACTGTAAACACGCTTGATGTGGGTGCAGTGTTATTCCAAGGTGCGCTTGAAGTATTTGTTGCATCTGTAGCATCTAAATATAAACGACCTGTTGCGCCGATTGATGAATGATAGACGTTCCATTGAGAAGAAGCATCTCTACGCTTAACAACAATCCAACTTGGCGCAACACCCAACCCATGCCCAACAGTTGCCGCAGACCCCGTACCCGTGTACGTCACCACACTAAACCCAGCAGACGCATTAACGCTTACAGTCGATGTGATTGAGCCGTTGGTGTTGCTTGACGTTGACCCTTGCCCTGCTTGCCATTGCCAGCCGACATAGGTTGCGGTCAAATTGTTGTAATTGGTGTTTGTGCCAACAGTAAAACCGTTGCTGTTAAATGCGGTTAAGCCTTGTACGTCTGTGGCTTCAGCGGCGGTAGAGTTTGAGGTAATTGATTTGGTCACGCCTCGAACCGAATCAGTTAACTCATTGTCAGTAGCCGCCGAGCGTGACTTAACCCAAACAAGGTCAGGCTTAAAAGCCGCAGCGTTAGTGATTGCGTTGGACAGCAGCGTACCTGTATACAAGGTCGCATCCATCACCGTGTTGCCCTTGACGATGGTGCTGTCCGACAAGTTGTATGTGTTCAGGGCTACAAAGCCAGTGGGGGGTGTGTAGGAAAAAGGTCGCTGTCCGAAGTTAGCCCAAACAGTTGAACCTGTGTCATACGCTTGAAACCCCGCAAACATATCTGTAAAAGATACACTCGTCCATGTTGGATTTGCACCAGTTGCAGGATTTCCTGTAGCTGCTCCTGCGGAACTATAAAACGTATTGTTTCTGCCACCCCATACATTACCCGTAGCCGTGTTAATTGCAAATTGCAAAACATCGTTTGCAGCCGTGCCTGACAACGAAAAAAGTACTGAGCCGTTATTACAAAAGTTGCAATTTGTATCGTCTGATGCAATACCTTTAAATGTTGATACAGTCTGCCAAGCAGAAGTTTTTGCTATTGCATTTGGGGCTATACCCGCCACAATTCTTTGTAGTGCAACAGGCGCAAAGGCTTCAAAATAATACAGCCCTGATGGTTGCAACATAATTGTTGAAATCACACCACGCCAGCTATTATTACCTTGAATAGCCAAGTTACCGTTTATTGGCGCAACTGCTGTGTTTAGAGGGTTCATTACAGCAAAATTAGCCGCCGTAGCACTTGTCAGCGTAG